GGGGTAGGACTTAATTACTTGCTCGCTTAGAATCTTTTTTTATTTCTTTTACTAAACGAAAAAAAGGTGTGAGGCGGGTGTAAGGACGGCGCGGGCCAAAACCAGTGAGCGCGTTTTTGTGGCGGACTTGGACGGGGTAAGAAAATTTTTCCATCTCCGCTTTCCCCTGCTTTACCATCTGAGATAAAAGTCGGCTTGCGTGGGGAGGTGTAATTTTTAAAAGCTGTGCGATGCCCTTGGTGGTTAGCCAGCCCGGCGGCGCTGGGCGTTCCGCTCTGCCTGAAACATGATCCTGCAGGGCCAGCGCCCAGTCGCGGGTTAAATCGGGTATCGCCATTGGCCCTCCACAGGCGACAACACGTTTACGGTGCACCCCTGCCCTCCGTCTACGTACTCGCCCCAGGCGACGCCGTGTTGCCACCTAGTCACGGATCTCTGGCGCCGGGCGTAGTGCATAGATCCGATATCCGCCAAGCATCCGATCGTCCATCCCACCGGGGCACCAAAACTGCGGCCGGAAGATCGATCGATCCTATGTAGATGGCCGATGACTACTGGTTTGCGGGTCATCTCTACGTGATCACGCACTGCGCTGGATTCTGAAAACATAAAGCCGTGGCCGAACGCAGTGCCACCCAGATCCCGCCACCCCTTTTCAATATCGTACGGCACCCACTCCGCCTTTAGATCTTTGCACAGGTTGTAAATCTCCGACTTAGCGGACATGCAGCAGTGAGCCACAATGGCGCTAGGCGAGGTTTGTAGCGCGGTTAGACGGTGTTCATGGTTCCCCTCATAAAGATAGTTTGGGGCAAGCTGGCGGACGAAATTTAGCCCAGCGTCGAAGTCCTCACGTATGGAGATTGATCGCTCGGGATTATCAGGATCTTTTCTGGCCGAGCCCATTAGGGAAGATAGGTCAAGAAAATCACCTAAATGCAGGACTTGATCTCCGCTGTTTGGGCGGATCCACCTGCGCTTCATCTCTAAAGCGGCGGCACAGGCAGCCGGGTTAGCGAGGTGGCCGTGGGAGCAGGACACTGCCAGCCAGCGCTTCCACTTTCTGATTACTTTCACTTTTTGTCTTGGGCCGATGGAAAGCCTTGAAGGACGGCTAGGATCTGGCGACAATTTTCTCTGCTTTGTGAGGCAGCGACCGACGAATCTGCAGCGCCCTGCAGGGCGAGCTCGGCGATTACGGAAAGCTGGAGGCGTAGGGTATGTTGATAAACACAGAGGTCCAAAATTTCATCCCATGCATCCTTCCACACGGGCCTACGCCACAGGGCGCCACCGTGCTCCTTCTGCCCCTTGCGATATTTTTTGGACACGTCCCTCGTTAGATCGACAAGGATCCCGGCTAAGTGCTTTTCGTGTTCCTCGCTCATAGGGCTATGAATGGCAGGCGATTCGGTCATGGACGCCTCATTTTTACGCGACGGGTGGTGACAGGTTTTGCAACAATTTGCTGGGTGGGTTGTTCCACATCCTTGCGTGGAATGTCACGCCAGCTTGCGTACTGGCTCGACTGGAGATGGCCTGCCTCCCAACTAATTCCATTTAACTGAAAACTGCCGCCGACGTGTTCGCCGATACGGAACGCGGTCTCGTCGTCCCAGTCGACTACGAGCATCGTAGGATCCTTTGGCGCTGGCTTTAACGGCACCCAATCAAAGGCTAGGCCGTAGTTGTGGTAGCTCTCCCCTGCTCTGGCCTTGGTCACAATTCGACCAGGGGCGGATCGCCCGATCGCATAAAGTGCCGCTTGCTCCTCCATCGTCCGGCGGCCGCAGTAGATCAGTGGCGGGATTTTGCTGTTAACCATCTCAGTCACCCATCCCCTCACCTGACGCTGAAAGGCGGGAGCAAGACTTTCAATCGCCCGCAGGGTGCGGGCGTTACTCTCGGCTAGGGTGGTCACTATCGTCCTTCCCTGGCGTTGGATTTTGCAGTTTCCGCCAAGCTGTCACTAAGCGCCTTAAGCGCCGCGACGTACTGATCCCGGTATTCTTTATTACAATGACCGACGCGCCGCTCAATGGCGTCCCACCGCATGATGAGATCGCTGATCGTGTCCGGCGTCGGTGGCGGGCCTTCTGTGCGCGGGAGAGTCGCACAGGAGGAGAGCGCACTAAGAACCAGGAGGGCGGTTAGACCACCACGAATCAATATCACGGTTCCTCTTTAATCGATCGATCTCGATCTGTTCGTAATCGCGTTGTAGCGGGGTGCGTCGTTTCATAAACCACAGGACAATCCCTGCCACCGTCCCCAGCAACGCTAGGATCCCGGTGATCATTTGCTTTTACTTCTTAGCGGAGAAGCGAGCGATGAAATCGACGATCTTTTGCAGGGTGGCTTCCGGCTCGTCCCCTGGGACCATGGCTGCCACGGCTATTGCCGCCACTAGCACTGCCGAGAGGGCGCCCAGATACGTTTGCCAGTTGGTTAATATGTTATTGATGATGTCCATGCAAGCGGCCGGAGTGTCAAAGCCCCATCCGTCGCTTTACCAGCTCCCAGATCATTGAACAGGCCGCCCCAGCGCAGACGGAGATAAGCCAGATCTTAGTCCGTAAACTATGGGCGGAGTTTTCCATCTCGCGAAGGCGACCGTGGTACTCACCCAGGCTGGCCTGCGATCGCTCTAGCACTTCTAGAATAACCGACTGCCTAGTCTCGATCCGGGCGATAGATTCACGGACTAGGGCAAGCCGTTCGGATAATTCTACTACTTGGTCAGAACTCACAGGGTGTAGCCCTCTGCCCCTTCCGCGATGCGGACAGTCTCTTCCCCGTTATCGTCGTAAAATAGTTCTATGTAGCCCTCTGCCTCTAGCCATTTTAAGCTCTGCCAAAACTCGCGCCAGCCGGGGCCCTCTCTATCATTGGCGATCGTCATGGCCTTTAATAAGAAAAGCCTTATTTAAGGCTGGGGGTTTTGCCTGCCTCCTCAGCCGCAGACATGTCGCTGTAATCTGGTAATCTATTCACGTCACGCTGGTCATGTTGCCGTGGGCTACATGAAGCGAGGCAGAGGACAAGGAGGAGGAGAGGCATTAGGCTATTTTTAGAAATCTAATATAAGAACCAGTTGAAAGGATGGTTGCGTTGGCGGCATCTGTTGCGTTTCTTTGTGCGATTTCAAATCCAAATGTTTGTGCAGAAGTTAGAATAAGCGTTCCGCTTAACCAAACACATAGAGCCGCTGCCGCCGCTCCTGTATTTGCTGATACTAAAAATTGTGGATTAGTATCTGCTCTGCGTGATGCTCCTTGATCAATCGTTAAGCTAAAATATCCAGTTCCGCGCAATACACGATTAACAAAACAACCAGAACCAGAAAGAGTTGATGTAAGCTGTATTTGTACTCCAGCGGTTCCAGATGCCGTGCTACCACCAGCCCATCCGTCATACTGATAAGTTCCAGCGGGAAGGGTTAAAAATTTGGTGCTTGCAACAAAGGTAGTTGAAACGGCCTGCGTAAGTGTCGTGTCGTAAAGCGTGAAGATTTGCGGAGTGGAACGAAAGAGTGCCATCGCCTACTCCTTTTAGTGGCTCACCCAGCTAGCCGTTCCAGCCGTGGCGAAAAGTGCCGATAAAGTCGTCGTCGTATAGTCGCATTCTAGGTAATCTGAGCTGGATAATGCCACCATGAAGCCACCGCCAAGGGTAGTAGCCGATGCCCCAGCGTTCACGAATAACTGCCCCGGTCCAAGGTTGTAGACGGTGGCCATTTTACGAGCGACATTACCGGGAACGAGGGTGGCGGAGGTGAGTGAGCTGAAAACGCCCGAGGTGATGGCGGTGGATGAGATGGCGAGCGATGCGGTGACTGAGCCGATCTGAGCCGTTCCAGCTCCGATTGTTACCGTCCCACCACCAATCGTAACAACGCCGATGCGATTTGTGCCCGCAGGGAGGGGCGAATTTATTATGGCACTACTTATATTTGCGGTTAATTCATCATCACTAGCAACAGAAATAAATGAAACAGTATTCCCAACCGTTACCGTGCCAATTCTGTTTGTACCAACAGGCAGAGCGGCGCCAAGCACGACTGTGCCAGAGATGGGGAGAGGGTTATATTGCGAATCTACTTTTCTAAATTCACCTGAGTTTGCGTCATAATATCCAATCTGAACTGCCGAAGTTAAGGTATCTCCATTACCCCCCGCAAAACTTGGTAGATTAAGATTTGCCGTCACCGTGCCAGAGATGCCCGCCACTTGATCGTCGTAGTAGATGACGAGGGCTGCGGTGGTGGTGAGGCCCGCAGTAGACGCCACCAGGGTGAGCCCAGTGTTTGCCCCAGCGGTGAAGGCGGATGCAGTAACGGTGCTATCGGCAAAGTTGTACATGATCCGGCCGCGTTCGGGTGCGGATACCAGGAGAAGCTGGTCGCGGTCTATGTTTAGCCCCGTCAGGGTAAGGACGTTGGTCGTGGGCGAGTATGAGTAATTTGGCCAAACTTGTTTCATTTTATTCTTTCTATGCTTTCCTATGTCATCCCAGAGCAACTGCTAAGGCGACGGCCGTGCCAGTGGTCACGCCCCCTGCGCCGGATGAGCCGCTTAAAACAATAGGCGTGCCGACGGCTACGGAGATGCTGGCCGGACCGCAGACGGTGGCGGTGAGGGCCATTACTCTGTCACCTCACCTGCAATGACGACCGATCCCTGGAGCAGGCGGACTTTTGTGGCGGAGCTGGTGGTGAGAAGCAGATCCCAATACCCGCCCGATAAGGGTAAGGCAGAGGCGGTGGCGGCGTTAAGCGCCAGGGTAAGGACGCCGGTGGTGCCGGTGGCAGTGACAGAGGCGAAGGTGGCTAGAAGCGAGCCGTTGTAGGTATCACGGATCTGGGCGGCTACGCTGGCGCCGGTGAGTGAGTATGTGGCGGCGGTGCTGTCCTTCACGGCCACCTCAAGGGCGAGATCCACGCCCTGCTCGATTGTTAAATTATAGACGCCAGCGGCCATTCTGGGCGGTGGGTGTCAAAGGGCTAGGGGTTATAAGGCCAGATAAAGTTCTCTGTAAAGTTTGCAACAAAATCTTCAATCAAACCCACCGCATCGTAATTAACTGCCGAGCCGCTTTCGTATACTTGGAATCCGTTAATAAGAAAAGGAGACAAAGACCCGCCAACTGCCGTGGTGATTCCTCCTGTATCATCTTGATCTGTATTAAAGTAAAACTCACCATATAGCTTTACCACGGCTTGATTGGGGTCTGAGTTAAAATAAAAATCAGAACCAGTAAACTTAAAATCCCCCGCAGAGCCATAATACGCACTATTTATAAGCCCATTAACATTAATGTTCTGAGTCATGTAGCGGTAGTTTACTACATCATTCACTATGGTCTGATCGCAAACTAAATGAGTTTCATCGGTGGCTGAAGAAGTAATGTTTCCCGTCCAGCTAGTATTGACAGGTGACTGAGTATCATCGTTAAAGGGATAGTTAGTGTATGAACCACTAACGCTAAAAGATTTACATTTCCAATAAAGATTCATCATCTGGCTTCGAGTGCCTTGAACATAGCGACCATTGGTAAGCCCGCAGGGAAGAAAGTCTTGGGCCTCCAAATCGTAATGATTAAAGGGAAATGGCTGAGGATACAAAACCTTGGGCATAGGATTTCTTTAGGGCAACTGCCCTGCTTGTTACGCAATAAGATCGCGACGCAGAGTAACCTGGCTTTGCAACGCGGTGCTTTTAACGCCGCTATCAAGTATTTCAATTTCTAAAACAGGCTGAATAAAGTCAGCGGTGGTTTCCGTAAAAAGCTGATCTATGACCCCGGAGGCCATCGTGATGGTGCTTTGATAGTACTTGCCGTAAACTATGTTAGTCGCATCTAGGGTAAGCGGGGTGGCAATGTTAGTTAAACCAAGAGAACCAACAAAGCTAATATTGTAGGTGGCAAGATCAGCGCCGGCTGCAACGGCTATATTGCCAAAGGATATGGCGCTAATTCCTTCTAGCGCGCGGGCAAAGCATACGGCGGAAGTGCCCACGACAATCGCGGTGGTAGCCGTCGATCCGTAGTTAATTAAAAATGTTCCTGAGTCTACATCTGGGCCAACGGAAAGCTGGTAAGTCTCGTTGGCAGTGGCGGATCCTTGGTTAAGGAGGTTTAATGTGATAGCGCTAGCGGTGGAGCTGGCGACAAAGCTGGAGGAAAAAACAGAAGGCGAGGCGACTAAAGAAACAGTAACCTGGGCGCAGACGCCAGAGGAGTAGTTCAAACGCGTGCCGACAAGGACGTCGCAGGGTGGGAACAAGGAAAATGTCGAGCCGCTAAAGCTAAGGGCGGTGTTAGCGGTGGCCGCGGTGATGATCCAAGCAGAGCCATCCCCGCCAAACGTGGCCACGGTAACGTTACCCGCAATCCCTGAGACGGCGGTGAGGATGGCGGCGGTGGTGGCATTGTAGGCGATAGCGCCAGAGGTGCCGGTGGTGGTGGTAAGCTTAAAACTGCCTGAAGTGGGTTCAACATCGATAAACCCAATACCAAATTTAAAGCTAGGCGAGATAAAGTTAGTGTCACGTTGAAGCTCGTTTATTACTTGCTTGGGCCTAATGCGGACAGTGTAGATGTCGTTCCGAGTAAACGTAGGAAGAACACCAAAGGGAGCCGATCCAAATGGAATCAGTGTTCCCGCCTTTGAATCAATTACAATGTCTAGGGTTTGTGCCATTTAACCTTCCCTGATGTCAAGTTACAGTGTTTGGGCCCCGCATCAGGCTAATGGTTGCAGGATTTCCGTTTGAGCAGACGTTAAGTATGATGTGGCCATATGTTGTTGCCCCTGGCCCAGTAGCTCCAGTAGGACCAGTAGCGCCATTAGATCCTGGGTCTCCTTGGTCTCCTTTGTCTCCTTTTGGTCCAGTAACTCCGCTAGGGCCGGTAGCGCCGGTCGCGGCGGCGGTTCCCTCCCCTACCCCTATATTGAATCCAGTAAAATTAATTCTATATCCGTTATCTTCTTCTTTGATGGTAATGAAGTCACCGGCGAGGGGTTTGGTGCACTCAATCCGATTGATAATGCTATTAAAAAATCCTATCGCTAGGCGAGACGCGCCGACAAGGGGTTTTAGTCTTGGTTCGATTGCCATAATTTATACATCCGTTAATAAATAATATTATATTCTGCAAAAACTACTGTGCAGACGAGGAACAGCCCGCGGCGGGTTGCCTCGGTGGTTGAATAAGTGTACCCGTAGAAACTCCGACTATTGTCGGAGTTTGTCGTAAACGGCCTGTTGTATGGCATGACCGTGCCATTTATCGTGACGGGCATACGAGTGAGTACAGTAGCCGACGCAATTAATTCCGATTCAGTTTGGGATGATAAATATTCGACTTGATAGACTACCTTAGGGGGAGCGGGCAATACTTTGATTAAGGCACCTGGTAATCCTGAGGTGGAGGTGAGACCAACGAAGGTGACGGTAAGCTCTGAAATATCACCGTCCTGGGCACGGATGTTAAAGTTTTCAACAACCATGCGCGGGTACAGGGTAGAGTTTTTGCTAAAGCTGGTGTGAGGGGCGTTAAAAGTAGGTTGGAGGGTGGCACGATCTGCGGTGCGAATGGTGTAAGTTTCTGTCAGGGTTTCCAAGCCGTTGCGTTCGGTAGAGTAATCCACACGGCGTAGGGTTTTAACGCCTGAAGACGGCAGGCCGATAATTCTTGCGGCGGGCATAATATTAAGCACCCACCAGAGGGGCTGAGGTTATTTTTCTCAATGTTTCATCCAGAATCCTGTAAACGTCTGAAAGGTTTTTTGTGCCTTGAGCTTCTTTGCCTGCTTCCGTTTTTATAAATTCCTCACGGCGGCTGGTCATAGTTCTTTGATTGCCGCCAACAAATTCTTTGGTGTTGCCTCTAACTCTAGAATCAAACTCTTCTTTGTTAACTTTTTGCTGCTCCATGGCGGCTTTATTGCGTTCCTTGGTTACCCTATCAGAAATAGTTTTATCCCCTAGACCGCTGGCCATGTTAAGAATATCGCTTGAGGCCGCGCCTTTGGCCTCTTCCCTCTGACGAGAGGTTCCGCCCTGCCCAGCCAACATCTTTTCCTGCTCCCTGTTCATGCTCAGCTTTTCCATGGCTGCCTTAACCTCTGCATTGGCGGCTTCGAGCATCCGTTCACTGGCACGTTCGCGGCGGCGTTCGTAGCTAGCGTTTTCTAGTTTTCTTTCGCTGTCCTCTTCGGCAAGCATGCGCATGGCCTCGGCCGTGCGATCTTTAATGGCTTCTTTTTCTGCGGTGGCGGCGTCTTTAATGGCAGATTTTTCAGCCTTTAATTTCTCTTTTATGGATGGGCCACCCTCGGTATCGATCGGACCCGTTGTGGCTTTAGGTGCGGCGGTATCTTGCCCAAAGTTTTTTCGAGCGGTAGCAGCGGCACCAGCTACTGCCATGGCGCCTTTAAGGTCTCCCTTCATTAATTCGCCTGCCGATACGATAGCAAAACCCAACTGCTCTGAGAGCATTTCAAGTTTTTTAATAACCGGCATTATGACCTGTGCCATTACACCGAACCCTACGGTAAACCTGTTTTGCAGTGTTTTGATTGCATCAGACGCCTCGCTGAGTTGAAGGATGGTTTCCGCAGACCATACGCCCATAGCCTGCCCGTTAGCCGAGATGGCCTCCGGCCCCATGCGCAAAGTCTCCATTAAGGCTCCCACACTTTTACCTGCAACATCTGAAGCGACCGCGAGCTGTTCTGTGGCTGGGATCGCACCGCTGGACATGGCTTTACTTAGAGCCATGAAAAGAGCTTCTGGGCTCATCGTTTTTAGGTCTCCAACAGTGAGTCCAATTTTTGCAAATGACTCGGCCATGGTCTCGTTCCCGCCAATGGCTTCTCCTGCATTTTTAGACAGCTTATTCATGGCACTGGCCACGTCTTCTACCCCTGCCCCACTTAGGCTGGCGGCGTTGCCAATCTCTTGAATGGAAACGGCGGACACGCCGAAACGATTAGCTAGATCCTGCAACTGGTCGCCCTTCTCGATTGCGGTGCTGAATCCGCCGATGATTTTATCCATGGCAAAGGCTCCGACTAATGCCGCACCCGCCTGCTTAGCGAATTTATCTAAGCTAGCGCTGGCGCTCTGCAGGCCGCGATCCATGCCGGACGCGTCGAGGGCTAGTTTGGCAGTTGCGACGGCGTCCATTTTTAGGCAAAGCCTGCTTTTTTGCGCTCGGCTCCAGCAATTTTTCTCAGGCGCGTCATCATCTTTACGAGCTGAATGTCAATAGAACGCTGGATCGTGCTATTACTAATAACGTTACCAATGCCAAGGATCTTGTTTGTGACTTTAATATAAGGCTTTGAGAAGGTACCGACGGCCTTAGAGCTCTGGTCGTCCACCGTTCCTCCTCCGCTATGGCGAGTTACCCACGCGGGGAATCCTTTTACGCCACCTAAACTTCTGGCGCAAGCGGCCCAGCCGCTTTTCATAATACCGACATGACTCATCTTTTCTCTGTAGTATTTTTTTAGATCGCTGGATTTATCTACCACAAGACTAACAAACTGATTTTTTGGAACGCTTTTGCGCTTGCCAAATCTGGCGGCGGTGTGGGCTTTCCCAGCATCAAACGGGCCTAGCTGGGTGTGGATAAAAGGGGCGGTGTTAATCCGCTTAAGCAGTTCCTGCGCTTGGCTACGTGCGGCCATAGTACGCGCTTTTTTGCCCTTGCCTTTAAATTTAAAATTCACCAAGGCGGCAAAAGCGCGGCCCGCCTGTTCGGCGTTTTGAGTGGGGCTCTTGCCTCCTCCTTGCGATAGTTTTGATATTCCTACGCTGGCGCCTGCGACTGATTTATAGACTCGCCCGATATCGCGCGACACCGCCTTCTCCCCCTGCTTTTTTGTAGCTGAATCTAAGCCAAATGGTTGGGTTGCTTTTGCAAGACTAAGGCAAAGGCTGCGGGCTTGGATTTTCATCTCCTTGCCTGCTTCCAGTTTGGTATTTCCGATAAAAGCTTTGAGCGCTCTTTCTAGTTTAGTGGCATCTACGGTAAGACTTGCGCTCATAATCCTAACAGCCTTTCCATGTCACGAATATCGGAGCCATGGATATGATTTGCCCGCCTTAACTTCGCGCCGTTCATATATAGAAAAACGTGTTCCGCTTGGTGAACTTGGCTGAGGGGTATTTCCCATAAGATTTTTTCGATGGACCATCCAGTTTCTTTAGCCAGGACGAAGACGCACGCGGCGCTCCCCCCTGGCGCTAGGCGTTTGGGGGTGCGGCTTCTACCAAGGCGCTTGGTATAACATTCACTCGGGCCTTGTTGGCGGCCCCGAGCACGGAGGAGCAGACGAGGGAGGCGGTTGTCCGATCCTCCTCTGTCATATTCTCAGACCAATCCAAAAGCTTTTCGCGAAAGGCATCCCTATCCCACGCCAGTTTAATGGCGGCCCGACGATCTTGGGCGAGCAGGATGTGGATGTAGACGAATGACCAGACAAAGTAGATGGCGCTGTCCGCCTCATCCCTCACCTGAAGCATGAGCAGGCGGCTGCCCTCCGTATATGGTGCCAGCTTCTCCCCTTTAAAGTAGGTGTCTGGGGCGATAAACGCGTCGTCCAGATCTTGCTCGAGGGTGTCGCTCATAGTTTGTTTAGAAGGGCACGCTTAAGCTCAGGACGGGCCTTCTCTGGCACTAGCAACGTTTGCCCGCCCCGTTGGATGGAAAGGATGGGCTCGGCCCGTTTAACCAATCCTAGAAGGGTTTCTCGATTCTCAAGGGCGGCCCGGACAAAGCGGATGGCGGATTCTTTATCAGACTTCATTTCGCCCCAAGTGCGTTCCATTTCGGCACGGGCTTCCTCACCGTCGGGGCCGGATGAGCTAAACCAGAAGGTGACCTGACGCTGGCCGCCCTCCTTCACAATACAGGTGACGGGATCGAGCTGGCGTAGGGTGGCGCCAAAGGCAGTAGCGGCGGCCGCTACTTTCAAGTTAGTTGTACCCCAGAAGCTTTCCATTGTTATGAGAGGATTTCAGTAAACCGCCGGTGCGGTTTAGCTCATGTTTGGATAGCGGGTGGCGCTGACGTCTACGGTGACGAAAGCGTCCGGGCTCTTGGAGAAGGCCACAGACTCGACCACGATTTTGCCACCTGTGCTGGTGGCGTTGGCCAGGGTGGTGAGAACGGCGCCTGCAGTTGTCGCAAAGGAGCCAGTAATGGAACCAGAGAAGGAGATAGAATCGGTTTGGTTGTAAAGTGCGAGGCCGACTACATTTCCGGTTGCATCGCGCACTTCTGCTTTTTCGATGTTGCGGGTTTCAGAAAAACTCGAGATGAGTAGGCCGCTCTCCGCCGTAGCGCCAAAAGAAAGGCCCGTTACACCGATGGTTACTGCATTTGCCATATTGCCCTAACCTACGTGTCAACTCGCGATGGAACCGGGGAACGCAATGACGGTAAGCTTATAGTTTTGGGTGTAGGATCGTTCCTCATTATCGGCGCTGGCTTCGCTGGATTCTAGCTTGGCGCTGTAGGTGCGGGCGGAGCCGATGGCGGTGGTGGCGTTAAGCCTAGCGGAGAGATTGGTCGCATCGTAGAAGCACTGCAGGATCTTGCTACACTGTGCGCTGTGGGAGGTGGGGGTGGCGTCGTCGTAGCTTTCGTCAAAGATAATTTCTACTGGGATGCTAAATACGCCGCTGCCTCTGACGGGCTCCTCTGAGCCCATGGACGCCTTTATCACAATGCTGGGCGGGACGTTCTCTGTGGCATCGTGGGAAAGGTGATAGGTCGGAGCGGTAACTACGGGTGAGACCAGCTCTTTGAAAGCGGCTTCGATTAAACGATCAAGCATGGTGACGGCGGCCATAGGTTATAGCTCCACGTCAACGCGCCCAGGCCACGGCGCGATGTTGTCTTGTGCCCACTGTTCTTTTTGCGGAAGGAAGAAGGTTGGGCGATCTTGGCGTAGAGCTGAGGCAAGTATGGCTGGGGCTGAGTTTATCGCCATGAAGGTGCTGGCGTGCTTGATAGCTTGCGCCATTTCGACTACCGATGCCGCCGTCCAGTGTCGGTTGTGAAAGTAGTATTTCTTTTCGCACATAATGATAAAGTCGCCCATCAGCTCGGTAGCTTTCTGTAGAATATCTAGCGTCGGGTAGTTCCACGATTGGCTGATACCCATCGGCGCCAGCAGGTTGTAATGATCAGGCAGTCCGGGTGGCGGCCCATCTGGCAGGCGATCCAGTACGATCTTGCGATCCGCTCCGGCAATGGCTGGGTGCTGATAGACAAAGTCCATCCACGATAAGCCAGACTGCCGAAATGCGTTGTAACGATTGGGCCAGATTTCTAAATCTATTATGTCATCAGCAGTGCCTGGGCGCACGTAGGTAACCAAATCAAAGACACCGTGATATTGATCAAAGCAATCTAAGACTACCTCGTGGCCTTGGTCGGCGAGATATTTGCAGGCAGGCAAGCAGCGCAGAACATCGCCTAAGCGTTGCTGGTATCGGATACACTTTTTCACCCTGCAAAATACTCCGTCACTTTATGATTTAGTTTATTTTCTACATCAAGCAGCTGTATCTTGCGTCCCTTTGCCAAAGACTTTTGTGCAATGTCGGCGTTTGACTTGGTGTAGGTGTCGATCTCCTCGTTATCCATATTCCCTCGGAGTCTTGCGGGAACTCCACACCCGGTGCAGAAATGTTTCACTTGATCGGAAAAAGCCGAGATTGGCTTTTTCCACCAGTCAAGGACAACTGGGTGACCGTGATCTTCCCCTCTTGCCAAGTCAAAGGACGCCGCAACTTCACAGAAGTAAGCCCTAAGTTGTCCCCTGTTTTGAATAATGGATGCTGACCAGTCTTTGTTTATATCACACCGGCTAATTCTGTCCCACATCTCCTGCTCTGGATATAGGTCTTTAACCGCTGTTAGAAGGGGAGCGTGATGACTGTTGCCCACATAATACCCGCCGTGAAATCCTTTTTGTTTCACCATTACATCGTGAAGGTCTTTTAGCTTCTCGTTGGCTCTCTCCATATTGTGAGGGTTAAGATTCAACGCTCCAAAGGTTTGCTCAATCACCTCTCGGTGTTTGAAATAGTTGTTTGTCCATATACCCCTCTGAAATTGGTTGGGTATCTCCTCCCGAAAGACTTGGCACAACTCCGCAAACTTTGTGTGAACGCATGGATTGCCTCCAATCATAGCGATTATGCCGCCGTAGTTCTTCAGGCTTTGAAGAGCTAGTCGAAAGTTCTCGACGCTCATCTCCCATTTTGTTTCTTGATTAGCCAAAAGCCGGGTGCAGTTAGAGCAGGCTAGATCGCACTTGTTGGTTACATCCACGCAAACAATGTGCATCGCCTCTGGGCTTCTCATCTTTCCGATAGCAATATCGGCGCATGACTTTTGGGGCAGTTTTTCTGCAATGCAGGACAGAATAAAATCCTTTGTAAATAGATGCTTTGAGTTTTTGATTTTCTCTTGCATCTGCAAAATTTGGTCTTGCGGTATGGATTTTAGAATCTCCTCCACATTAAGAAGGTCTTTTTCTTCGACTGTAATGCAGTAATCTTCCCATTGAATCTTATCGGCAAAGGGCAGAACATAGTCATCCGACAAAAGGATAGGGATTGAGCCGTTGAGCAGCGCCTCAACAAACCGAAACGACCACCGCCCATATCCCGCAGGGCAGAGAGTAAATACAGATCGTGCCATTAGTTTATGCGGGTGAATCTCCTCCCCCATCCTGTGTGCTACTTCTTGTGGCCAACCAATAAGGATGTCTTTTGCTTTGGCCTGCAACTCAACCAGCCTCCCTCCTCGGATATGATCTTCGGGTAGGTGCAGTTGGGTCATCGTCCCAATAAACGAGGCAAAGATGTCTCGCTCGCAATCATAGGCTTCTGTTTCTTTCGTCTGATAAGGTAAAATTGCGATGTCTTGTTTGTGTAGGGTAGGCAAGGATTCGAGAGCGATTAGAATAAATCGGTCATCCATCCACCGCCACTTTTTGTTGTAAGCTCGAATTGGGTTAGCTTCGTGAGTCATTTCGTAAATCGACTCTTTGCGTTGACCGACATCTCCAGTGCTGACAAGTATATGGTTTCCTCGGGTCAGGTGCGTGCAGTGTTCGTTAATAATTTTTTCTGGATCAAGGTTAGAGAATTGCATCCCAGCCAGAAAAAGTGGAACGAAGAAGCAATCGGCTTCCTCAGGATTAGTCGTTTCAAACTTTTTTAGAAAATAGTAGATGTCGTTTAAATAGGCTAGATGCGGCTCCAGCCTATCGCGCTGAGCCAGCGTCTTGTTGCCCTCTTGCATAACGGGATTGTCGATTAGGTTGTTATAAATAAATACTTTCACGGGTTACGCTCCTTAAATATCTTTTCGCCGAGGATGTAGTTTTCTTTGGCGTTATGCTTTTTAAATTCCTCGTCCTGCACTGCACCCGTAAAAAGCGGGTTATTGTGGGTGAAGACGACGTCCTTAGCATCGACTATGACGCCGTCTTTTTTTGCCCGGTGGCTATACTCGTTATCGCTAAAGATGCCTGAGCAGGCGTCGTATTCATTCGCAAAAAGTGAGCTCTGCTGGATAAGCCGAGCTTTTGTTAAAATGGCCATGCAAAGGAGGTCGTCGGTACGGTGCCCGTCGGAGATCGCTAGTACCTTCGGCTGGCTCAGATCGCCCAGGCGTTCGGTAATGATGGTGTCCCAGTAGAGGGGTGGGTCCCAATCGTCGCTAGCTTGGATAAGGATCTCGCCTTGGGCCTTATCGGCGGCCCTATTCCATGCGGCTACGCAGCTCCCCTCGCCCATGACAGGATTCCACGGTTTAAGGACGGCGGCCGTAGGATCGTCGTTATCGCAAGAGAAGATCCATTCTATGTTCTGCGGGTGAGATGCTTTTTTCATCCACAGGACGCGGGCGTTAATGGCTGCCTGGGCGCGATTGCGGGTGGCGTGAAGAATAGAAATTTTAACAGGGCACTGTTTACGCCAGGAGGTTGTGATCTTTTCCACTTCGGCCGTATCGCCCGTCATGCGGGCGGCCGCTAGGTAGAGGTCGATGCACTCAAAGTCATAAATGGAGCGCTGGCAGTTCCAAATTGAGACACCCGGATCCGGCTGGACCATGGCCGCCTTCAGCATGTAGTAAACGGCGCCCCACCTGCCGATAGATGCTTCCTCGCGAGCGATGTAGTAGAGCGCCTCACGGCGGCCGGGCTGGAGCTGATGAGCCTTCCCGTAAAGCCGCATGCGGGTATCACGATCGGGGTGGGCGGCCGCGTAGTTGCACATGGCTTCGTACTGCAGGGTGGGTTCCTGCTTGGGCCAATAGGCGGCGATGCGTGACCAGGCGCCGCTCTCGTCACGCTTGTTCCCTAAGAATAGTTCTTGTTGATAGTAGTAGGCGTATTTGCCCGCCTGACTGAGTTCATCGCCAAGGATGCGGAGATTACGATCTGCGCTGCCCGGCTTGTACCCACCGCAGTGGTGTTCGCACCAGACGTTCTGCTCCCCTATGGATTTAAAGCCAGCAACGGGCAGGAGTGCTTCATGGACGGCGTAATGCCAGGTGCCGGACCAGCCGCCACCCGGTAAGCGCTTTACCATTCTTTCCCTTACTGGGGAAAGTTTGGCGTTTAAAACGGCGTAGACGCCTGCGTAGATGCCGAGGGCTGAATCTTTTTCAAACGCTTCCACGGCCCTTGTGAAGCATTTATCGAGGTCTTCGGCGGGTAAATCGTCGCAATCGAACCAGACGGCGTAGTCCCCAGTGCACGCATTCAATGCGCAGTTACGTGCGTTGGCAAAATTATCGACGTGGGGCCAATCTGCGGCCGTGCCAGAGTTGTGGTAGGTGATGACGGTGGCCCCTGCTTTCTCGGCGATCTCGCGGGTGCCGTCGTCCGGCCGGTTACCCTGGGCGAGTGCCACGATTATCTCTTGGCAGAATGGTTTAAAGGCGGCCAACGCCCTGCCGATGAACTGGGCCTCGTGGCCTGCGATAAAGTAAACCGATATTTTAGGAGGATTTCGGGGTGCCATAACTAGGGCTTACTTTTCTCTAAGTCCGAGGAGGTAGGAGCCGATGGAGGTGTCGACGGTGACGATGCGATAAGAGACAGAGTTCGCCACCAGGACAGATCCGATGGTGGGGGCGGTGGCTAGTAAGGAGACGTCGATGGTGAAGGTGGTATTGAGATCGAGATCGAATCCGCCTAGGTCGACGTTCTCTTTGCGGGTGATGGTGGAAAGGATGCCAGTGACGGCGGTAGATCCGATGGTGACGGTGGTGCCTGTTTGCTCATGCAAAACGGCGAGCGATTCTTTGAGTGCTTCGGTGAATTCAGACATTGAATGAGGATTTCTTTAAGTGGAAGGGGCGGTGATCCGAGTGGACCACCGCCCGTTCCGAGTGACTTAGGCTCCGTTGATACGTACGAGACTGTTGGGCTCTCCGGCTTTGACGCCGTAGATTAACGCGTAGGTTCTGCTGAGGGTTCCGAGGGACATGTTATATGCCTCTCGCACCTGTAAACTCAGTCCTGTGCGGGGTTCGGTAACCACCGAGATGTCGCCAGGAATCATCACAGTAGTTGGCACTTCAGGGACGCGGGCCGCAATGAGCAGTGATTCCTGTTGCCCGAAAAAACCACCTAAGGTGATTCCGTTGCTAGGAATTGCGCTATACTGGTTCACGTCGAATCCGGCAACTTTGCCGATTCCGCCGCCACGAACGATGTCCCCAGTGATCTGAGGATTCGCTACGACCGTTGTGTCATTCATCAGTGCACCGTAGAACAAAGGCGCCAACACGCAGTAGCGGCCGTTGACGGGCGAGTTCAGCCCGTTGAGCACTGCACCTGCAGACACTACCGAGCGATAGTTAAATGAGGTGGAAGCAACGGTGATCGCGTTGGTGAACGTCGAGGAAGTTACGAGGGTGAGCAAATCGCCCACCATCTGCAACCCAATCGCATGAGCGGCCGCACCTGCGAAGCGCTCGATCAAATTGATGTTTGAGCTGGTACGTTCTTGATCGTCCACCGAGTAGGTGACGTGTTTGAACTTATTTAGCGTGATCGCGACATCCGTCTGGGTGATCGCTGATCCCGCGTAACCAGTGCTCTGGCTGTAATCAGCAGCCGTGAGAGCAGAGAGGCGGGACGTATAGATTGAAGCTCCGTATTTCGCAGCATCGCTGGAAAAATTAGAAACTCCGCTTCGCAAAAACGAATAATCGGCGACGAGGATTTCTAACGCCCTCTGCGCGATTACGTTTGCATTGGTTGTTCCGAGTGTGTTGGCCATGGTGTTTGGTTCCTTTTTTCTTTAGGTCTTTTTACAGACCCAATTTGCGGAGAAGCGCGACTCGTTTTGAGCCGTCCTTTTCCTGGTTGAATTTTGTTAGGATCTCACCGCGGCCAACCGGCTGGGCGGATTCAGCTGGGATCGGTTCGGCACCGGCCGAGTCGGTCTTCGCTTTTTCTAGAGTGACGACGTTTTTTTGATCGATGACGGCGCTCATGGCGGCGACTTCTTTTTTAGCCATATCCATGGCGGGCTCTTCGGTGATGTCGGAAACGGCATCGGCTTTCAATAAGGCAAGGACTTCGGCGTGATTTGCGGAAATCATGGCGACAACATCGGCCAAGGTGGGCTCAGCGGCTTTGGTTTCGACGGGCGCGTCAGGCGTGGCGGCGGGCACTTCGGCCAAGGCGGCGACGACGGGCGCGACTTCGGGGGTGGCGATGATTTCGACCACGGGGGCCGCTTCAATTTTTTCGACTACTGGTGTTTCGATCATTTGTAGATTTTTGATGTCAACTGCGCTAAAGGCAGAAAACATTCCTGCGGGGTTTGCGGCAGGCGTGGAAACTATGCTCACATCTAAAATTTCCGATACGCGTGCGTAACGATTCCCGCCCATTTCGTCGGGTACGCCGCTGAACGTAAGGGATAAGCCAAAGCCTTCGGGCAGTTCCTTCGCGAGCTGCTGGACGAACTGGGCTTGGGTGGTGTTGAAAAGGGTGAGGTCGCCCATGAGCCGATCGCCTTTAATGACAAAGCCGTCGAGGTAGCCGAGGATGCCGTCTACCTGGGCACCGTGGCCCATGGTGACTTTGATCCGCTTCATCGTTTGCGCTACGGCGAGCGCTTGTTCTAGGGAGGTTTGGTCGATGAGTAGGTCGTGGCCCTTAGCCTCGCCTACGGTGAGAATGGAAACGGACGGGAGTTTGTTGGCCATGCCCGCGCATGGCGTGTCAAATTAGTTACGGGTGAGGACGGGGTCTGGAAAGACTGGCTGGTAGGCGACGGGTTGGCCGGGGTCTGGCGGGGTGTGTAGATCCTGCATGGCCTTGCGAATACAAAAGGCAAGAGTCTCAGCGCCCTCTTTTTTCTTCATGTATAAAATCTGATTGTTCAATCCGCCTAGTTTCAGTTCAACATAGTGCTTTGAAGAATTTACAAACATTTTGTAAAGAATGGCCAAGGAGCCAAAAAAGAAGACAAAGCCAAAACCATAAGTTTTTTGAGAAAAAAGGACGCTTCCAAAAATCAACCCAAACAAAGACAGAAACACCCACATAAAGAATCCAAGAAACTTTTTATCTTCTTGCCCGTGACTGACGCCCTGGATCGCGGAGAGGTTGTAAGTTTGGTTATAGGGTGCGCCGAGGGTGATAAACTGACGGGTAACGACCACGGTGCCGTCGTTATAGTATTGGGTAGCGGCCGCAGGCTGTGGCTCGGCATCAATAGGATCAAAGGATATCCGGCTCACCCTTTAAGCCTGCTCCTAGTGCAGGCGGTAGCAACTACTTTCGCTTTTTAGTTTTGGTCTTGGCTTGGCCGATGCCCAAGGCGCGGACGATCATGTTGAGCTCTTTGGCGCTAAGGTTAAAATCGGGTGCATCGTCGGCCATGATAAAGGATGGGGCGGCGAGCTGCTCAGGTACGCTGTTGGGGCCGGGCTTAACTTCGTTCGGATCGGTGATGATATCGGTAGGGGTGGTGGTATCGGTGGCAGTAGCGTCGTCCTTCGGTTCCTCCGGGATCGGCGCTTCGTCTGGGGCGGCGGTGATCGGCGCGGCCGCCGGTGTGAGTGCGGCGATGAACTGCTTTTCTTTGTTCATCTGCAAGACCTGCTCTTCCCAGTCTAGGCCAAGTTCTCCGAAGTACTGTTGAAGGCAGGATAGGCCCGCCTTATAGTCCTCGCGTGCTTGCTGTGTCTCGCGGCCTGCGTCCACGGTTAAAGACTTCGGAGTCTGCCAGCTTACTTTCCGATAATCTTCTGCGGGCGGTAGATCCCCGTTGGCGATTGCCCGGCCGATAAAGTACGCCCATGACCTATTACAGAATCGATCGACTAAAAGGCGTTGGCGTTGTTCAAATCTGCGCTGTGCCTTGGCCACGATAAACCGCATCCCTGCCCCACCGACGCTGGCGGGATCGTAAACAAACTCGATCGGTAGACCAAGGCCCATGGCCACGTCGCGGATTAGATACTTTGCGAAAGGCTCAAACCCATTGTTGGGCCTATTGGGTGCGACCATCTCAATCTTTTCCCCAGGGGCGAGACGCGGGATGGTGGCGGAGCTGGTGATCTGCTCGCGGGCGATTGACGTATCGCCTGTGTCGGCGGCTTGAATGTTCCCAAAGAATCCGCCACTGCTAGCGAGGGCGTCGCCTTCGCTGGACGTGATGACGGCAGCGATCGACCCCTGCAACTTAAGCGCGTCTTTTTCAAACTCGCCCAGAAGTTTCAGATCACGTACGTGATTGAGTGCGCGGGCTAAGTTAGATCCGCCACGGATCTGATCAGGTCGCTCCATTTCCATAAGATGAATTACTAGATCGGAATTTATTTTTCGGTATGTGTCGCCGAGTTCTAGAAGGTAAGCGGTGGGCTCGCCCATTTTACCAAGGAAAACGCCGTCGGTAGATTCATAGTTGTCACCCTCGCAAACTCTGTGACCTTCAACGACTTGTAATTTCCCCTTGTCGGTCATGATGACGAACACGTCGCCGTCTACGTCGATCGATCGGCTGAGTGCTAAGAGGAGATCCGTCCAAGTCATCCGGCCCGTCACTTCTGGGTTAGGCGCCACTACGTCCCGCCAGTACTGCTCGGCCAACTTTCCAAACTCTGTATCAATGCCGCGATACTGGGGGCGCAAGCCGGGGCCGATGGAGTAGGCGGCGATTGAATCGACGGCGCCTTTAATCAGTCCCACGTTTCGATACATGTGGCGGGCTAGTTTAAGAAGTTCCGTTCTAGTCCATTCGCTTAAATCCAGTGACGAATCTCTCGCATGCGCCCCGTAAATGACTGGACGTTTGCGGGAAAATCCTGCCGCCTCGTAAGGCTGAAACGTACTGATGCCAGAGCCGAATCCTGCGCTAAAGCTTTTAATGCCTGCGCCTAACCGACGAACTAGGGAGACGTTGGCCATGTTAACTATCGATGACGAACGTGAAGTCCGCTGCGGTACGGGTGAGAGTTCGGCCGCCGAGGTAATCGATGGCGCTTTGGAAAAGTTCGACGCGGTCGGTGGGCTTAAGATCGATCTGGAAGCTGGCGGATTGGCCACCGGCTGAAGATCCCACAAGCGCTCGGCCAGACGCGGCGCCTGTCATGGCGGTGTTGCGGTCCGCTGCGAGCGACACTAGGGCGGACGCAGTCACCCCGCTGGCTTGAGCCAAGTAATCGGTGGCGACTGCCCGGATCAATCTGCGGGAAAGGGCGGCCATTCTCCCTAGCAGTTTGTCAACGTACCCAATTAAGTTTCTAAATTTCATGCTGGGACGGGTACGGGCTGGGGAGAAACAGGCTCAGCGTCGCGTATCATTGTCTCTATCATGATGAGAGACATTTTTTCGGTGTCTCCAAGGTGGTTCCCTCCTACGACTTCCCACGCAAGTTCTTTATGGCCAAATTTCATTCGACGTTCGACCAGGCGTTCTGCGGTGAGCTGAGCGATGTAGTCGCGTCCAGTGTTGCGAGGGAGCCACCAATCCTTTGTGTCGCGGTCCTTGATTTTGTTAATGTAGAGGCGTTCTTTCCAGACGTTGTCGTCGTACTGAACCAATCGCACAGCACGGCCGCGGTGCTCGATCACTTGGCGGATGACGCTGGCGCGCATGCCCGTAGACGCTCCCCTGCCTTTAGATGCCCAGAATTTTCCGCCTGAGTTTAAGACAAACTCGTACACACCCCCGGTGCGGCGGGCGGCGTATCCAGAATCCACTAGGCCGCCATGGCACTGGATAAGTTTACCTGGGCAATCTTTAACGGGATATTTTTCGTTAAACTTGGCCAAGATCGCATCCCAACCAACGCAGGATCCGTAGTCGACCATGGCCG